GCGAACTGTCCTGGGCGCAGGCGATCGGGCTCGCGCTCGGCCATCATGTGATGCCGGCGCCCACCAACGAAATCTCGCCGCGGCTCGAGGCGGTTCGCCTGGCGCTGAATCATGGGCTGTTGATTGATCCGTCCTGCCGCATGCTGATCGGCGGATTTGCGGCGCACTACAAATACCGCAAGATCCGCGACGGGGTGGTCGATCGCTACGACGTCGCGCCGCACAAGAACGATTACGCCAACCCGCACGATGCGCTGCAATATGGGCTCTTGCTGGTGCGCGGCCTCGCCGGCACGATCCACCAGGCGGCGAAGGCGGGACGGCCGGGCAATGTCGTGTCGATCGTGACGGGCAAAACCGCCCAGGCCGATTTCAATGTCTGGCAGGTTTGAACTCGTCCTGGTTCGTCCCGTTCCGTTCGTGGATGCGCTCAGTCTCCTGCACCGCGCCCATCTGTTCGTCGGGCTCAACCGGCTCGCGGTGTCGCTGCAATGCGCGCGCTCCGAGCTCGCCGGCGTCGCCGAGGGTGACCGATTGATCGCGCTCGCCGGCTTTGCGCCGATGCCGGGCGGCGGGCGCGAGCTCTGGTTCGTTCTCGACCCGGCGGCCAAGCGGCATCTCAAAACCCTGATCAAGCTCGCCCGCTTGACCTTCCCAACCCTGGCGCAAGATGGCCCCGTGGTTGCGCATGTGCGCTGTGGCCATGCGCCTGGGCGCAAATTGGCGATTCTGGCCGGTCTATCGTTCGCGAGCGTCGCGGACGGGCTTGAACGATGGGAGGCGCATTATGGGCGCAATCTCGAAAATGTTTTCGGGCAAGGCCGCGCGCGAGGCGAAAGCGTCGTCGGAGAAAGCCGCGCTCGAATCGAAGCGCGAGCGCCAGGCGTCGCAGGCGATGCAGCAGCAGGAGGTGCAGGCGAGCGCCCAGGAGGTTGAAAAAAGCCTGGGCAAAGCAAGGTCGCGCCCTAGGGGCCGGCGTCTGCTTCTCGGCGATCAAACCTCGACGCTCGCCTAAATGCGCAAACCCCAAACGGATCTCGAACTCAAAGCCCACCAGGCGCGCTCGCAAAAGGCGTGGTCCTCGCGCGCCGCCTGGCAAACCCTCTATGACGAAGCCTATGAGTTCGCGATTCCCTATCGGCGGCCAGCCGATCGCGACGCGCCGGGCGCCAATCGCGTCGATCGCCTGTTTGATTCGACCGCAATCGCCTCGACCTTTCGTTCGAGCGGCCAATTACAGCAAGATTTATTCCCGCCGGGCCAGCCTTTTTTCAAGCTCCGCGCCGGCCCCGTCCTGCGCAAAGGTTTAGCGCCCGACGCGGTGAAAAAGATCGATGATCAGCTCCAGCAAATGTCGGACGTGCTGCAAGCTTTTTGCGGTTCGGAGTGGGACGAGGCGACGCAAGAAATGTGCGTCGACCTACAGGCGGGAACTGGTTGTCTCCTGACGCTCGAGGGCGATGACGATCGTCCGATTCGCGACATGTGCATTCCGTTCGACGAATGCGCCATCGAGGTCGACGCGTATGGCAAGGTGATTGCGCTGTTCTGGAATACGAAAATCACCCGGCGCCAGATCAAGCTCGCCTTCCCGGACGGTTACTTTCCGCCCGACTTCAAGCAAAAGGAGCAATCGCAGGCGGACGAGACAATGATCCTTCATCAGGATTGGGCGCAGGAAGGCAAACAGTGGCGCTTCATCGCTTATATCGATGGTTGCGAGAAGCCCATCAAAGAGGACATGCTGAACACAAAGCCCTTTGTCGCGCCGCGTTATTATCGCGTGCCTGGCGAAGCCTATGGGCGCGGGCCGATACTCTTGGCCTTGCCGACGATCAAGACATTGAACAAGGCGGTCGAATTGACGCTGAAGGCGGCGGCGATCGAAATGATGGGCCTCTGGGGTTACAGACCAGGCGGGGCGTTTAATCCCGATACGGTGCGCTTTGCGCCCGGCGCGTTTTGGCCGATGACCGCGACCGGCGGCATCATGGGGCCGGACGTGATGCGGCTCAACGCGGCGGCGGGTAAAATCGATGTGGCGAACCTGATCACCCAGGAAATGCGCCAGCAGGTGCAAATCATGCTGCATGACGACCGGGTGCCGGAAAAGGGCAAGACGCCGGTATCGGCCACCGAAATCATGGCCCGGCTCAAACGGATTTCGGAAACCTATCTCGGCGCCTTCGGTCGTCTCGTGAACGAGATTATTCCGGACATGGTGCGCCGCCGCATCGATATTCTCTATCGCCGCGGGCTGTTGCAAACCAATCTGAAAATCGATGAGCTCCTGTTGCAGATCGACGTGATTTCGCCGATGGCCGCGGCGCTCAAAGCCAACACGCTTTCGGTGATTACCGACTACATTCAGCTCGTGATCGGTCTCCGCGGGCCGCAGGCGGCCGAGCTCATTATCAAGCTCAACGATGCGCTGGAATATATCGGCAAGGAGATGGGCGTCCCGTCGCCGCTCATGCTCAGTAAGACCGAGCGCAAGCAGCTCGAGCAGCAATTGGCCGAGGCCGCCGCCGCCGCCGCCCAGGCGCAAACCCAGCAGCAGATGGCGGTGGAACAGGCGAAGGCCGGACCGCAGCCGGTCGAGCTCGCGGCATGAGTACGCAACCCCTGTATGGCCGGCGCCAGGCGCAGCCGATCGATGACATGCTGATCCGCGCCGACAAATTGCTCGGCGACATGGACATGGAACTAAAGCCGCCGAGCCCGCGCTCGGCGATGACCGAGGAGGATCGCCGCGTCGCCCAGGCCGCGGCGATGATCGCGGCGACGCAAGAGGGCATGTTGGTTTTGGAATATCTCGCCGACATGACGGTCCGCCGTCCCGTGTTCGTCGCCCACACCAATCTCGAGCCGATGCGGGCCTACGCGCTGGGCTGCCAGCGCGAGGGCCAGAACCAGATTTTTTTCACCCTTCTCGCCATGATCCAAAGGGGTCGCGAGGAAACGCCCGAATCTCGTGAAGGAGCGATTTCATGAGCACGCAAGCAGCTTCGGCCGGCGCCACGGGAAGCGGCGCTCCGCCTCCGCCGGTTCCGGTCGACGGGCAGGCCCCCGGCGCAACCCCGCCGTCTCTACCGGCGGGCTATCGTCCGGAGGGCCTGCCTGACCATCTCGCCGGTCCCGACGATAAAACCACGATCGACCAGCTCTGGAAGGCGACGAAAGGATTCCGCGACGCCGAAGCCACCCGGGACGTCGCGCCGAAGGACGCGAAGGAATACGCGCTCGGCGATTTCTCGGACGAATCGAAAGCCTGGGCGAAGGATCTCGCCGAGGACAAGCTGTTCGACAAGGTCAAGGAGGTCGCGCACAAGGCCGGGATTCCCGCCAAAGCTTTTGCCAACTTCGTGCCCGGCGTCTTTGATGCGTTTGTGAAAGCGGGCGCGCTGGAAACGCCAATCGACTATGAGGCGGAAAAGAACAAATTGGTGCCGGTCACGGCTCAGCATCTGGACGAAAACGGCAAGGCGGCGGCCGTCAGCTCCCGAGTCGAGGCCAACATCGCGTTTTTGAAAGCGATGCAGACCCGCGGCCTGGAACAGCCCGCGGCCGAGCTCTTGTTGGCGGCCCTGCCGGATAGCTACGCCGGCAATGTCGCGATCGAGTGGTTCCGAAAACAATTGCAGGAGGTCACGCCGGCGACCGCGGCCGGAACCCCGCCAGGCCAGGTCACCGAATCGGATTTCGACCGGCACCTGTCAAAACCCGAATCGGACCAGAACCACCCGATGCACAAGCATTGGCAGCTCGAGCGCACCGCATTGGCCAAAAAGATTTGGGGCGACTCGCCGGTGGGTTAGGCCCCGCTTGACCTTCGCCGGCTGAGCGCATGATCGGGGCTAACCGCGGGATGGACCCAGCGAACGGTTTTGGGCAATCAGCGCATCAGCGCCGGACCCCGAAGCGACGCATGGCAATCGGCCCGAGGCGAACCGTTTTCGCTTCACCGAGGATCACCCCATGTCTGTCCCCGTCTCCGCCTGGTATCAAAACGCATACATCAAGGGCGCGACCCATGTGCTGCAATCCAAGGGCTGGATGCTGAAAGGCACATTCCGCGAACCCGATCGCATTCTCGGCAAGACCGCCTACTGGCGCATCGCCGGCATGGCGGAAGCCCGCGAAATGTCGCCGGCGA